ACTATTTCAAGACTCAACCCTTACGAAATAGATAATATATAAAAAAAATAAGTATAATAATATAAATACTTACAGGGATTTGATCACATAATCCCACTATATAACACACCAAAACACCCTTACGCAATGCCCCTATTATGAAGGGGTTAATTGCTACCCTACTCGCCATAGAACTATTGAAACAGGGCGAAAGACAGGAAAGCAATTTCAAATCTTAACCGGTTATCATTTGAAAAGAGAGATTGATTGGAAATATCATATTATAATCCAACAGAATTGATTGCTGCCGAATATAACCCTCGGCAATTAACAAAAGACCAGCATAAGGATTTAACTGATTCGATTAAACGCTTCGGATTGGTTGATCCTTTAATTGTTAACACCCACAAAGAACGTAAGAACATTTTGGTAGGTGGACATCAACGTCTAAAAATTGCACAAGAATTAAATATAAAAGAAATTCCATGTGTAGAGGTAGAACTAAATCCAGATCAAGAAAAAGAATTAAATATTAGACTGAATAAGAACTCTGGTGAATGGGATTATGATGCTTTGGCGAATTACTTTGATGTGGGGGAGCTTACAGAGTGGGGATTCACAGATGATGATCTGCAATTCTATGAAGATGAACCGACAGAAGGACTGATTGATGATGATGAAGTACCTGAAGTAGAAGAAGCGATTACAAAACAAGGCGATCTCTGGCTATTAGGTGAGCATCGGCTATTGTGTGGAGATGCAACAAGAAAAGAGGACGTTGAGGCACTTATGGGCGGACAAAAGGCAGATATGGTGTTTACTGATCCACCTTATGGTATAGGGTATGAATATAATTCTCATAAAGATAAGGAAGGTGAGGAATATTTAGAGTTTTGCAATAAGTGGTACAGTATTATAAAAGAAATATGTAGTCTTTCAATTATAACTACAGGATGGAAGTATAACAAATTTTGGTGGAACAAGGAACCTTTAGACTGTCTGTATTGGTTTTGTAAAAACAAAACAAGTGGTGGAAAGTCATCATATTTAAGAAAAGTAGAGCCAATATTTATATTTGGGGAAATTAGAGATAGATATAAAGAAGATTATTTTGAAATTCTAAACAACTACAACAACGAAGTGAAGGGGTTGCATTCTTGTCCAAAGCCTGTTGAGTTGTTGCAATGTCTATTGGTTGATCAGGTAAATATTAAAGGCATTGTATTGGATATATTTCTTGGTTCTGGCACAACCTTAATAGCTTGTGAAAAAACTAATCGTAAATGTTACGGCATGGAAATAGATCCGCATTACTGCGATGTAATTGTAAAGCGTTGGGAAGATTATACAGGTAACAAGGCAGAAAGAGTTGAGACTGCAAGTGCCTGAAAAACAGCAAGGAAACAGCAAAAGAGTATTTGGTAAGCCATTTAAAAAAGGTCAGTCAGGCAATCCTAAAGGCAGACCACCAAAGGTAAAATGTATCCCTGACATACTCCGCAAGATCGGAGAAGAAGAAGGATTAAAAGATGGCAGTAAGACTAAATTAGATGTTGTAATGTATAAAGTATTCCAATTTGCATTAGAAGGGAAGCCGTGGGCTGTGCAGTTCATCGCAGACAGAACCGAAGGTAAAGCATTAGATCGTATAGAGGCTACGATTAACCAAGAACCTATCAAGGTTTTTGAAATTGAATAATGGAATGGACACTCAATCCGCTAAGGAGAGAGATACTCAAAGACGATCACCGATTCAAGGTGGTGGTAGCTGGGAGACGCTTCGGCAAGACTTACCTGGCATTAATGTGGCTTTGTCTGGGGGAGATAGAAGCGAACGAAAGAAGATGGTTCATAGCTCCAACATACCGACAAGGCAAGATGATAGCATTCCCGGTACTGAGGCAGATATTCCGGGACAGGGCGAAAGTAAACGAATCAGAACTAAAGGTAACATTATCCAATGGGGCAGAAATTTGTATCAAGGGTGCAGATAATGAGGATTCCTTACGAGGTGCAGGGCTTAATAGGGTTGTTCTTGATGAATATGCTATGTTTAAGAATCACGTATGGCAGGAGATTGTCCTTCCTATGTTAGCAACTACTCAAGGCGATGCAATGTTCATCGGTACTCCAGATGGATACAATTCTTTGTATGATTTATACCTAAAGGGGCAAAGCGATCCTGAATGGATGTCGTGGCAATACACTACAATAGAGGGTGGTTTCGTTGAAGATAGTGAGATTGATAGACTCAAATCTAATATGGATGGGAGACTATACAGACAAGAGATGGAAGCATCATTCGAGACAACAGGTAATCGTGCTGCATACAATTTTGATAGAGATATTCATATCAAAAAGGCTGATGGATTAACAAGTGAACGATTTATAGGTATGGATTTCAATGTTGATTACATGAGTGCAGTCATAGCTTGTGTATATACTGATGGGACTATTCATTATTATGACGAGATTCGACAGTCTAATTCTAATACAGAAGCTATGAGTAAAGAGATGCGTAAGAGATGGGGCTTACATCCAATATTCCCTGATCCAGCTGGTAAGGCACGATCTACCACATCTAATAGATCAGATCATCAGATTTTAAAAGACAATGGATTCCAGGTGATTGCGAGAGTTGCCCACCCAACGCAGAAAGATAGATTGAGTGCATTGAATAGAATGCTATTAGATGCTAAAGATAGAGTCAAGATGACCATTGATCCATCGTGTAAATATTTAATTAAAGATTTAGAACAGACACAGCGAGATAAAAAAGGTGGGATTTCCAAAAAGGACGATGCGATGACACATTTTTTGGATGCTTGTTCGTATTATATTGAGCTTAAACATCCGATTGTGCAAAGAGTAGGAACATCGGTGGCATGGAATTGATACTCGGCTTCTCATTGGGCTTTAATGTGTTATTCATAGGACTATGGATAATAGGGTGGCGACTGGACAAAAAGATAAAGCAGACATCGGATAAGATGATGCAAAATATCTTCACGAAAGACGAAAATAAGAATTGGATGTATGAAGCATGAGATCAGTGAACACAATAGTAATGCCTGAACTATCAGAATCATTAGTGATGGAATCAGTAAGAAAGGCTCAAGAAGGCGTAGCGAACAGAGAAGATGCAGAGAAGGCGGTAGCACTAGATTTCTACTATCATATCGACACAGACACACATATCGATAAGTGGTTTGCTCCGGCAACATTGAATCAAGTACCATCATTTCCGCAAAAGATCGTACCAAGATTCGCAAAGGCTCGAATGATGATTTACAAAGAGCCACCTATCAGAATGATCAATGGTGATGTATCGGAAGATTATTCAGATTACTCATATAAATTAGACCAAAAGGCAAGAGAGTTTTCAGAATTAGCGTGGCTTACATCAAGCATGGGTATGCGTACAAGATGGAACGAACGCAAGTCTATACTAGAATATGATATTATTCCATACTTTAAGAGATACACCGTAGATGGCGAGATTAGAGGCGTGTCGTATGAAGTAGAACGCGATGCTAAAGGGAATAGGATATTTGTATTTTGGAGTGATGAATTGCATTTCAAATACAATCAAGCTGGTAGGGTGATTCAAGTCAATGACGATAACATTAATCCATATGGTATAATACCTGTATCTTTTGTTGATTATCCACAAAAAGCAAGTGATGTGATAAGAGCAGCAATTCAAATAGGTATAGCGAATACAGAGATTGCATTAGCTGAAAGATTTAGCTTTGGTCAGCCAGTAGCAAGTGGACTAGATAATGCTTCTACTCTCAGTATGGGGATAGATAAAGTAATGGTGTTGCCAGAAGGTGCTACTTTTAGCTTTGTTGGTAATCCTGGAAGTTTAAAAGATATGATTGAAGTTAGTAAATCATTCGCTAATCAGACTGCTATTAATAATCATTTAAGAATCAAGTGGGATGATTCGGGTAACCCATCCAGCGGTGAAGCTCTTAGATTGATGGAAATTGAGAACCTAGAGGCACGCATATCAGATATACCTACATGGCGAGAATGGGAGAAAGACAGATACGAGATAGATCGTTCAGTTATTAGAACGCATACAGGTAAAGACTTAGGCGAACGATATGCAGTAGATTTTGCAGAGATAGAATTTCCTAAAAGCCCACAAGAAGAACGAGCTGAGTTAGATTGGAAACTTGAAAAAGGTCTTATTAGTCGAGAAGATTTATTCAGACATTTCAATCCAGATATATCAGACGAAGATTTAAAAGTCAAACTTGGCGAAGTAGACGAAGCAAAGAAAGCGGAATCGGAAGCAGTGAAACCACAATCTCCATTATTACAAGCATTAAGGAAACCTGTTGGCTGATTTTAAAGACATAGCAAGTAAAGGATTCGCAGATTCAATTAAGAAAATGCAAGAACTGCTTGTAAGCAATATAATGGATTTGCGTAAGCAAGGAATGGCGAGAGAAGAAATACTCTTAGTATTGCAGGCTCTAGATATGGAAGATTTGATTCTTAATCAGTTAGGATTCCAAGCAGATATAGACGAACTGATGTCAGTATATGAGAAAGCCTTAACTGGCATGGAAATGACAGGCACAGTAACGAATGAAGTTTTGACATCCTTATTAGAGATGGATCGTTCGACATTCATGCGTGAAGCAGGTATGATGGGGGAGAATATTCGCAAGCAAGTAGCACGCGGAGTTATTAGTGGTGCTACTGAAAGAGAGATAGCAGAAGGCATCTTTAATGGTGCAGGTGGTGTATTAAGGTCAGACCAAGCGGAGACATTAGCTAATACAGGCTTGAATACTTTTGAGCGTAACGTAACAGCAGAGATGTCGAACTTCGACCCAGTAGATGCAACGTATGTATACCAGGGTGTAGTAGATGATAAGACCAGAGATATTTGCTTAGATATGGTTAGTGCAGGAGCAATGACTCGTGAAGATATAGATTCACAATATCCGGGTGCTTTTGGTGATGGTGGTGGATTTAATTGCAGACATAGATGGGCAAGAGAGACAACATCAAGTAAGAAATTATCTAATGAGAAGGGTGCTAAGTCAGTCATACAAGACAAGCAAGATAAAGGTAAATGGAGAACACCACAAACATATCAACAACAGGTAGAATCTCGTGGCTAAGTCGTTAGAAACAATACCACAGATGAATCCGATGTTTTGGAAGAAATTAGGCGATGAGATTGCTGATAAGATTAGAGTGCATACTACCAAAAATTCAAAAGACGTAGATGGTAAGCCATTTAAGAAGTATTCCGATGGATACGTCAAAGCGAACCTTAGGAGAGGAAAGACTAACGGAACAAAGGTAGATTTAGAACTATCTGGTGATATGATGCGAAACTTACAGGTGCGTACTGCAACACCCTATGGAGTCACAATAGGTTGGAGTGGGACAAATGCAGAGAAGGTTCAATGGAATGCTGATATGGGAAGAACAGTAACTACTGATAGTAAGCCTTTATCGGATAAGGTCTGGAAGCACGCAGAGAAAGAATTAAGTAAACAGATAAACAAGAACTTAAAAGCGGTGGCAGAAACGACCACCATTACAATAGGCTCTTAGCCTAAACAGGAGACTCAGATGAGTGAAGAACAAGTACAAGAAGTACAAGAGGTGGCTACAAGCCAGAACGCACCAAGTAATCCCGAACTTGGCGATGCTATTGCCGAAAGCAAGAAGTATAGAACAAGGGCACAGAAGGTAGAAGCCGAACTTGCTAACTTACAGAAGCAAGTAGAAGACAATCGAACAAAGCAAATGGAAGAACAAGATCAATGGAAGGTTTTAGCTGAAGAACGCAAGGCAACTATTGATAATTTGACTCCGATTGTAGATCGTTATAAGGCTGACGAATCCAAATATATGGATGAACTACTTTCAGATTTCTCAGAAGAAGATAGAGAAACATTTAAGGAATTACCTGTTAATCAATTAAGGGTAGTTCATAAAAAACTAATTTCAAAACCAAATGTCCCAAATGTTGATTCAACTCCAGCTGGTGCATATCAAGGGTACGACACCTTGGTTGATGCAGCTAAAGATGTATCGCAAGGGAAACTCGACAAAAAGTCTTATGCAAAAATCAAAGAAGCCTTTACATCTCGAATCAATCGAGCATAATCCGACCAAAGGAATTGACACAGGAAGCGTTAAATCTGCCATGACTAAAGATGGTGAGCATATATACGTTTCTAATGGTGAAGAGATTCCATACGAAGATGGCTTTAGAGTATGCGTAGGTCAAGAACGAGTACCCGGCGAAATAAGATCAACATTCTCTCACATATCACAAGAGAGATGGGATTCCATTTTTAAGGGAAAATAATTATGGCAACAGGAGACAGTGGGAATTTTGCTGGTGGATTACTTGAAGTAATAGAATCCGAAGCACTGATCAAATTCTCAGAAGCAAACGTAACACTTCCGCTAATATCGGTTAAAGGCGAACCGAAAGCGGATTCAATCACATTTATCGCCTATAACGCAGGCTCTAACACACTAACTAGTGCAGACGTAGTAGCTACAGCAGAAGGTACAGTAACACCTTCAACTGCTCTAGATACAGAGAAGAAGACAGCAACATTAGATATGTATTCTGTTATGGTTCCAATCTATGATGAAGCAATGCTATCTAATGCAGATGATGTCGCTTCTAATGTAGGTGCATTAGTTGGTAATTCATTAGCAGCTAAAGTTGACGCATTAGTCAATGCTGAATATGATAATTTCTCAACTGGTGTTGGTGATGGCTCTGCTGCACTCACAGTTGATAATCTGTTTTCAGCTCTCAAGAGTTTGAAGGCTGCATCAGCAATGGGTGAACCACAAGCAGTATTAGCTCCAGCACAAATCTGGGGAACATATGGTGTCCATAACGACTTAGTAACTGCGGCTCAATTCGCAGGTGCTGGTGTCCAGGATGAAGGTGCGAGAAACGGATTCGTGCAGAAGATCGCAGGAATTGGTATTCACTCTTCACCTGAATTTACTGAAGCATCAAGTGCAACTAAAGGTGGCGTATTCACTAAGGGTGCATTAGGATTCGGTTACGCAGGACAACTTTTCAAAACTGAAGCGTATCGTGAAGGCACATATCTTCGTGATAACATTATCGGTTCTGGATTCTGGGATGTAGTAGAGATTATTGACGCATGGGGCGTTGAAATCCACACTAAAACTTCCTAAACCAATCACATGGGGGGAGTGTAATGCTCCCCCTATAAACAAGGCTCAAATATGTCAGATAGCATAAACACAAAAGCAAAAGAATTTTATGATAATGATGAAAGTGGAGGCTCACTTAATTCTAATTTGAAGCAATTTTTAATCGATCAAAAGGTTGATGGCACTTCACTCAATACAATGTGGCGAAATTACGCCAATAATAATGGTGGAGCTTCGCTGAATACTCGTTTGGGTAAGTTATGGGGAACAAGTGGGTCGCTTATATCTCGCTGGCACAAGCATCTTGGTGCGACATGGGATGATTTAAAACTATTTTTTGATTTTAGGAATATCCGGGAAGAAATCTCCCACGCATCCGCAGGCTCTACTTCGTTTGATGGGAGTAATGATTATGTTGAAGTTGCAAATGATTCTTCATTAGAAATTACAGGAAATGTATCTGTCGGTTGCTGGTTTAAGGCAGACTCATTTACTGATTCAGCCCATATAGTTTCTTTTGACAGAGGGGCAACAGATTCTCCAGAGACTTCTGCTCATAATATGTTATATAGGATTTCAATAGATACTACATCTGGTAATGATATAAAAGTAGGACACGAATACTCTACTGGCACAAACGAATTTTCTGCGATTGATACAAATTTAAGCACGAATCAATGGTATTATGTTGTTGCTGTACGAGATGACTCTGCAAAGACTTGGAAGTTATATGTAGATGGTTCACAGGCTGGAAGTACTTTTACATACACTAATTCTGCGACTGGCGGTACATCATCGTCTTTATGGATTGGTAAACACCCATCTGATGTGTATTTCAACGGCTCAATAGCCAACGTATCCATTCACTCATCCGCATTAACCCAATCTCAAATCCAAGAATTAATGTTCACCGAGAAGTATGCTGGATTGTCAGCAGATTTAAAGACCAATCTGGTATCTTGGTATGATTTGGGGGATACAAGT